TTTTAATTCTAATTCCAAGTTATTATTTTCAATATGATTGATGGCTGCATTCATACTACCAAATTCTTTATCCACTGCTACATAAGATGTTGCTTCCGTATTCTGTTTGAGGTAAGCCAAGTTAGCTCTGACATCATCTATACCTAATCCAAAAACAATATAGAGATTGGCTGTTCTATATGGATCATCTATGGAGCTTTTCTTAACGGAACAGATTGATTGTATCCCATAAATCTTTTCCTGTTTCACACCACGTATAGTCTTTCCAGATTTTAGATATTTATCTTTTGCGGGTGGTCCAATTCTGATTCTTAATGAAGCATAAAAGGGAATGCCTTTGCCACCAGATGTCACCTCACCGGAACTTCCTTGCCGAACTTGATTTGAACAAGCGATGATGTAATTATCCTTTCTAATCATGGTACATGTTTTACGCAGACCTTGGCTAAAATCTTTCGCTATCTTCATACCCATTTTGTCGCCTTTTTCACTTAGTTCAAGTTCTGAACTAAGAGCAGCCAAACTATCTGTTGCGATCATATTAACACTGCCCTTTTTAGGTGGATCAGGTTCCCACTTTAGGATATGATCAAACACCTCATTGACAGTATCAGGCATATAGTATTCGTCTTTCTCAAGTTCCATACCATAGATTCGCATATACTCTTGATCTAATCTTGCTTCTGGATCCAAGAACTTTACGTGTCCACCTTTGACTTGTGTAGCTGCACACATCTCTGCTAGAACTGCTGTTTTTCCGGTTCCCGAAGGACCATATATTTCAAGTAATATACCGCTGGGTACACCCCCACCTCTGATCCTACCACCTGATATAGCAAGGTCTAACAATGTAGAGCCTGTACTAACCACAGCGGTAAAATCGCCCTTATTAGATGTGGTCTTTACAGGTTCCGGTTCCGCCTTTGATCTCGCTCTGATCTGGTCAGCAGTAGATTCTTTCTTTTCTATTTTCTTTGACATTGCTTGCATCCTTAAAAGGTTTTAGTGGGCCACCTATAAAATGGTGGCCCACTATCTAAAAGTTATTTACGCTTGATAGGTTTCCTGATCGGAGCTGGTTTTTTAGCAGCCGTTCCACTACGTAATTTCTGATTACGTTTTGGAGGTTCCGGCTCTGGTTCCGGTTCCGGCTCAGGTTCTGAAGCAGCATAACAATTATCCCAATTGACACAATTTTTACAATCTTCCAACTGATCGTGGTCAACACCAAATTCACCACCTACAGGACATTCATCAGGACCGACTTCAGCTTCTTGTTCCGGCTCAGGTTCTGGCTCTTCCTCAAATGGAGGAGTAGATACATTAGCATCACTACCACTATCACCTTCAGTAGCACCGTAGAAGGCTTTATGAATTTCATCATAGGTGGCGTATTTAATAGCCTTATCAAGGTCAAAAGACTGATCCAGGATTTTATCAGGGATGGGTTCTTCCCTATCATCAAAACGATGTCCAAGAAACTGCGTGTTTCCTGCACCAGCACCACGCCTTGTAAAGAGAACATTTTTACCTATATCAGGATCAAAATATGGGACAGTACCGCCACCCTTTGGCCTTTCAGCGATTTCTTTAAGGTTGTTCTCCATGAACCAATGAGCAACATCCCACAATTGGATGCCTTTATTTTCCTCCTCTGAGTTATCATGTGACCAAATGAGGTACAATGTCCTGCGCTTGGGTTTCACCGCACCAAAATCTTCTTTGGAGTAGGAATCTTTATTCTGGTTCAGATGCTCACAGATGGGACAAGGTAAACCATTGGTACGTGTCGGGCAAACATAAGGAGCATCAAGAACACCAACATTCCTATGAACCCATACATCAATCAACCATGCGAATTCACCTTCTTTAATTCCCCCACCACTGACTTCTGGCATACTAGGCCCCGCGATGAATGGGATGAAATCAATTGTGTGCCCACCTTCTGTACATTTCCAGAAGTTTACCGTCTTGGGCAGTTTTGAGATTTCAACATAGGAACTAAATCCACCACCACTTTTATCAGATACACTTTCTTCATGCCTACGCATTAAATCTTGTTTCTGCTTTTTGTACTTATCTCTGAAACTGGGCATATCAACCCTCCTTTTTTGCTTTCTTGATTTCATTTACGGCCAAACGAACTTCTTGTGCTTTCTTTTTCAGTTCTTGCATAGCTTTTCTAACCCTTGCTCCCGCAGACATATTACCGTGAATCTCAAACTTCTCTGCCTCAACTCCTGCTGTCCTCGCAATTTCCACCATCTCCTCTAACATCTTTATCACTTTCATCATCTAACTCCTTTCTGTGTTGGTTTTTTACGTCAAACCAACTTTTAAAAATTGCCATAGCAAGCACCCTAAAAACTATATACCCACCTACTATGGATATTAATATCAATAATCCTGCTTTTACCATTTCCATAATTAAGATTTTTTCTTTATGGGTTTGATTTTGCGTTTTTGCATTCGCTTGTTATTGTTCAATACCGCCGCTTGTTCATCTCTGTAGCCAGGTTTATCTTTTTTAACCCTTTCTTTAATCTCTACCGGTATGTTTGGATTTGAATAGTAACCTCCTAACCATAATTGAGTTAATCCTTCCAGTGCTTTTTTGCGATGTTCAAATGCAGATTTAGCTGCTGCCAATAGATTAACGTTTCTTGTGGATTCAATTAGATCTTGTTGTGCTAATTTATAGCCATCATCTCCAGTGATAGCCGCTGATACCATTGCCTCAGTTGGTTTCTTACCTACTTCTTTTTCTAACTGTGGCCTGTATTGTGAATCAAGATCAGCTTTCAAAACATCTAAAGCTTCTTTCTTCCTGTCTTTGAAAGCTACTGCGTTAGCCCATTTCTCACTCCACTTCATGTATGTGATTGGATGGTCACGCCAGTTAATATCCAGCTTATCAAAATCAATTTGCAGATCATCATTATATTCAGACATAAGTTCCTCCTTTCTGTGTTGATCACTTTACTTCTAGTATAACATATTTTTTGAAGGTTTTACTTTAAAAGTGCTTTATAGGCAAAAAATATTTCAGTGGTGAGGCCCGGCTTGCCTGAATACATACACGGATCGCAGAAAATCGTCATTACCTCGGCTACATCAGAAGTTCCTTTACTCAAAAGGACAGCCTGAAAATAACCTAGAAAGGCATATCTGAGGCTCTCAGCCTCCCCTGTGAGCCCTTTAATCTTAGTGGCTATAGCTTTCCATTCACTTCTGCCTGAGAGCAGCAGGCGGGCTATTTCTACGATGTTAGCCTCGGATACCGTTGCATCTTCAATTACTTTGAGTGCTGCTTTTTCATCCTGAATATCAATTACTTTATCTAGTAAACTTAAAGCCATACCAGGAGAGCCGTTACACACATCAGCTATCTTATCTATTATTTCTTTTGAAAAATTATCAATTTGTTCTGATTTGATAATACCATTCAAAACTTTTCTAGTTTCTGGTAATGACAAAGGATTTAGATTTGTTGTATGACATCTTCTGTATAAAGCATTCTTTTGGTTTTTCCTGATATCCCATTTTTCCGGCTCGCTTGTGCAAAAGGCAAAGTACACATGTTTTGGAAGAAACTCTAAAAATTTTAGCAAGGCGTCCAACGCTGGTCCCGTGATGCCGTGGGCTTCCTCCATAATAAAATATTTTACATTTCCCATAGGCATAAACTGAGCGTTATCAATTATATCACGAACAGTTCCGATACCCCTGGTAGAAGCTGCATTGTAATAATAGAAATCGCTATCAGAACAACCGATTTGATTTTTAATGATAAATGCGAGTGTTGTTTTTCCAAAACCCGCATTTCCTGTGAACAAATAGGCTTGTGGTATATCTGATTCTCTATTGAAAACAGACTTTAGAGATTCTACTGCCGGTTCATTACCAATAAAGTCATCGAAATTATCAGGTCTATAAATATTTTGTAATGGCATTTAGTGACCTCCACAAACGAAATCAGATATGAACATCGCGTTTGAGCAAACAAATCCGGCTACTTCAAAATTGTCGTCCTTTATATCGTGTAACATCCCCTTTGTACTGGGTTCTATTTCATCTACGAATGCGCCGATAAAATTGATGCATTGTTTTTTGCACATTGCATTAATTAACGGGCAGAACCATTTAGGCTGTACTTTATTGAGTTCTGTGGCTTGTTGGTCAGCTTCCTGTCTAGTCATATAATTCTCCTGAAAATAAGTGTTAGTATCCTTTTAGTATAACATATTTTTAGCTGTTCTTTACGGTTTTTCTTGCCTCAATGCACTTTTACTGTCAAAAAATTTGCTATCTCAACCTGGAAGAGTAAACAGAATATAACAAACGTTCCATAGCCGGATTTTCCATTAATGTAGAAACGTACATGGCAATCTCTTTATACTTCTCCAAAATGTATCTGACATTTTCTTTACTGTAAGGGAGTACTTTGCCATCCTCCTCAAGTCCTTCCCAATCAAGAATAGGAACATCCCAATCTGGAAATATTTCTTCATCAACCACTTTGAGTTTAAGGCCATCACCACAGTCATACCAAATTGCTTTTGGCATATCTTTTGGCATATCTTTTGTCATGCTCTTCTCCTTTCCTTGAGAATTTTCAGGATTTGTTAATCGCCTTTGGTGGAGTCAAGCTATTTATCATAAATCTGATAATTTTATCTCTTTTTTAGTCGCCCAAGGTTGGTCGATACCAGTGGTTTCTGCATCTACAGGAATGGGAACATCTATCCAATCATGAAGTTCACGCATTTTGATGGACATAATATATACACATGTTTCTAACACATGTTTCTCTTCTTCTGGAAAAATTTCGATTATCAAAGAGTCGTGAATCTGGCCGATTAATTTAGATTTCCATTTCTCTCCTTTTGCAATATTATTAATCAAAATTATA